AAAACACCACTTCCATCTACAGAATAGACTCTAAGACCATCATAACGACAAGCAACATATATAAAGTTTCCATCACCCCAAACACCATAGTAACTACCACTACCTTGTTCATCACGATCAATAAATGTTAAGTTTCCTGAACCATCTACTGAATAGCTTCTTAAACCATCATTACTACATGATACATATATAAAGGTTCCATCACCCCAAACATAATTATAAGCACTTAAACCTTGATAATCAGAATCAATATAAGTTAAAACACCACTTCCATCTACAGAATAGACTCTAAGTCCATCAGTAGCACAAGCACAATAAATAAATGTTCCATCTCCCCAAACACCACGATAATAACTACCACCTTGCTTATCACGATCAATAAATGTTAAGTTTCCTGAACCATCTACTGAGTAACTTCTTAAACCACCACCTAAACTACCACCACGACAACCACAATAAATAAAGTTTCCATCACTCCAAACAGCATCATAATTATCAAAGAGAGTTGGAAAACCCGGGTCACCTGCTTGCCGATCAACATCAATAAATGTTAGCTGTCCCGGAAATACTGACTCGCTTGATGAGCTACTTGACTCGCTTAATGAGCTTGAGCTTACACTACTTGAACTTGAGCTTACACTACTTGAACTTGAGCTTACACTACTTGAACTAAGGCTACTTGAGCTTGAACTTGACAGACTTGAACTACTTGAACTTGAGCTTGAACTTAATGAACTTGAACTTAATGAACTTGAACTACTTGAACTTGAACTCAATGAACTTGAACTTGAACTCAATGAACTTGAACTTGTTGAGCTTGAGCTTGAACTTGAGCTTGTTGAAACTAATGAGAATGTATCCAACCATCCTGTATCACTACCCGTGGAAGCTGAACTATCTTTATCATATACCCAATATACATCATCACCACCATATATTTTTTGAGACATATAAGTAAATGATACACTTCCTGCTATTCTTGTTACCATAAGACCATTCACCCAAAATTCTAAATAGTCATAATTATTTTCACTTGATACACTCCAATAAAATTCTAAGAGTCTACTTGATCCAATAGGTAATTTATTAATCAAGTCAATCCTTGTAATATCATTATCACCAATATTTCCACCCTCTAAAGCATCTGGTGCAGTATGAAAAGTTGATGATTGAATAAACCAATCTGCATCTCCTGATAGAACAAAAGATAGTCCATCAAATATAAGATCAGCAGATTGACTTGAACTTGAGCTTGTTGAACTTGAACTTGAACTCAATGAGCTACTTGAACTTGAAGAAGATTCAGAACTTGAGCTTTCAGAACTTGAACTTGAACTTAAGCTACTTGAACTTAGGCTACTTGAACTTGAACTTGAACTTACAGAACTTGAGCTTTCAGAACTTGAACTTACAGAACTTGAGCTTTCAGAACTTGAACTTGAAGAACTTGAGCTTACAGAACTTGAGCTTGAACTTGATGAATTCAATTTACCAATTCTATAATGAAAATATGTTTGGACTCCATCAGGTTTATATAATTCACTACATTTAGAATATAATACCAATTGATCAAGATAATTAAATAAACCAATTTCTCTAATACCAATGTCTTCAAAATCTGATGGTACTATGAAATCAATATATACATTATATTCATCTTCAGTAATGTATTTATATCCACCACTTGTTACAGGAATTTCTAAATCATTTTCAATAAAAGGATTCCATAATGTATTTTCACCTGTACCTACTTTCCAATAACCCAATACTTCAGGACAAATACCGATACCAAGTACATCACAATCATATGGAGAATAAACTACGTTATCTCTCAATACCTGAATTACATGAGCATACCCTCTTGTATTTCCATTCCACTTAATTTCTAAAGTATCAGAATCAATAAGATTTATTTCATCAGGAAAAATCTCTCTATTATTCTGACCACCACCTAAAGAATAACACTGAACAATGACCCATGAATTTAATTTATGTTTTACTGTCCATGTATCTTCAGGATCATAATTATAATGAAGGTAATCAGAACGTCTAACTATTGCCCCACCTTCTATACCTGAATCCCAACTTACTTGTTGAGAATCAGAACCAACACTTAGCATATTATTAATCAAAGGCATAACTCTAAAGTTATTTTCCCAACACCATACAACTGGGCCCGGTGGACTCGTATATCCTGCTGATACTAATGGTGTATCTAAATTAAGATTATGATTTATATCCCATGTTGCACCTGAAGCACTTTCATAAGCTGTTTCTATATATGTAATACCCCTTGCACCCGAAGCAGCAATAGCAGCAACACCCCTTACTGACTCATTAAATTTTAATTGAACAGTATTATTATCAAGCATCTCTATTGTATCAGGTTGAACTATCTTTGCTCCTGCTGCTGTAGCACCTGTAAAAATCCACGGTTGAACAAGAACATATGGACTATTTAAATTATGGAGAACTGTCCAAGTTTTTGATCCAAATTGTTGATAATGTGACATGGTACTTTCAGCACCAAGACTTCCACCACCACCACCTGCTGAAATATATTTTGCACCTGTAAAAAAAGTATTAAGATATCCATTAGACGTTACAGGATACAATGGAACTGAATCACCTATTCTATCTACCCTTGCTAATGGAGCAACTAGTTCTTCATAATGAGAATACTTAGAAACTGGTCTAACATATTCCCAATTTCTTACCAATTCAGTTATAACACCTTCAGTAACAATACTATCATCATTAAAAATATCACCGAAAGGTTCAGTATTTAAATCAATTTGAACTTTATAATGTGGAGTTATAACAGGACTTCCTGAAATGGCAATAGTTTCAACTAATTGACTATCAAGAGAAAATTTATAAACTATCCCTGACCATTTATTATGACCTACAATTCTCCTACCATTCAACGCATATAGATAACTGTATGCTTCAATGCTTGTCAATGGTAAATTCAGAAGTTCTATAAGATCATCATTCCATCTTCTTTCTTTATCATATATGAAGACTCTTAACATTGAGCCATCTCTTTTAATAGCCAAATAGTATGGAGTATTAGCAGCATATGCATTTGCTGTCTTTACTGATGTCTGAGTACCACTATAACTTTCTACTGCTTTAAAGTACCTTAAATCACCTGCTGATACCTCAAAACTTAATGATAGATAATCCCCTACATGATCATACATTTGTGCATATTCATTGCTTAAAGCCCAAAATACAATATTAGATGGTGCTGTTACTACAGAACTCATCTCAATACCTGTTGTATGAGTAAAATCACCTGTATAAACAGGAGAAGGAGAACTTAAATACATTACTTGTTGAGTTAATCTTAAAGGATCATATTCAGTTACTTCGAAATAGTCTTCATGTATATCACCTATAGAGCAATTCAAATCTCTATATGAAAACAACAAGTAGTTTTCGCCTAATCCTGTATCCCAACTATATGTACCACATGCACCACTTGGAGCTTCTAAGGCATGAACAGGATAATTAGCAGGATCATATTGTGAGTAATAGTAATCCCCTGCTCCCCCACTTGGTTGAGTACCATAAAATTCTAAGAAATGATGGTCAACAAATTCGTCTTTAACATTTGCAAATTCTTGTTGTAAATCTTGTACACACCATTCACCCCATCTCTCATATACATTAAGATGATTTGATGTATTCTGCATGAATACTTTCCATATGATATACAATGCATTGTATGTTCCAATTCTCTTTAAGAAGTATGGAAGATTTTCAACCCATTCTCTTAAAGATTGTTCATTAAGAATTTGTTCAGATATTTCTATTCCATAAATTTGAGAAATATAAGCTAACCATCTAAGATCAATTTCTCTTGCATCATTCATTGACCAAAATGTTTTGGTCATATTATACATTTCATGATGTACTTGATCCCAATAAACTTTTAACCATTCTTCCATGTTAATAGTTTGATTATGTTGAGGAATGCCTTTTAGTGTATAATCTTTCAATCCTTCAAACTCAATGGAATATGTAGTATTATCATCACTACTGACGGGCCAAATTTTACCAAAAAATAAAAAGGTTCTTTCTTGATTAGCATAATCATGGTATTCATTATCTTGATTAGGTCTTGCTAACCAATAATGAAAAAAGGAATCTTTTCTAAAATGCATTTCATTACTAATATCAAAGGCACTAGAAGCAACAGAAAACGTAGACTCAAGACCTCTACATAACCTCTATTAGGATTATTCTCATATAATATAGTATGAATTCCACCTTCGGATACAACAGTCTTATTAGGCCCCAATAAATATGATTTTTGTGTGCCTGTCCTTACTGCAACTAAAATATCAAAATAATCTTTTAGTAACTTATAATTAGGATCACTAAATTTTCCCATAATTCGCCTTTAATTTATTTTTTCCATAGACTCATCAAGTTTTCTTCTTGCTTCCTTAATTCTATCTAATAAAGCTCTATAATCTTCTTTTAAAATATCATCTTCAGGATATCTTCTCATCTGTCTTTTCAATTCAGTTAAATCTTTAATCAATCTTTCATACATGAACTGCCAATACTTAGCATTACTTTTATACTGCTGATTCTGTAAAGCACCTGCTAACTGAACTTCAAGTCGATCTACATCATTTTCTGCAACTAATACAACATTATTAACTCTTGTATTAGTTGCATAATGAGCTTCAAATCCCCATATACCACCAACAAGAGTAAGTACAGTAGCAAGTGCTGCCATTATTGTTATAACCTTTTTAGTAAAATAACTTCCTATTGATTTTTTATCTTCAGCCATTATAATTCCTCTACTATTTTTACAGTATCATCTGATAAATATGGAAACTGATTTAATCCTAATTGAATTGGTCTTAGCGTGTTATCTCTATCTGTCCAAGGTTGATCAACCCATCTTGGAAACAATGTCCAATCATCAGGATTTGCATCATAAGGATATATATATTTGTTACTGTTAATATCTCTTATATTTAGATTTCTTATACCTTTAATATACTCAAAATTATCATCAGGGGATACTTCAGTTGTGTCTATTAAATATTCCTGAATATCATTAAAATCTACTTCATTATTAAACAATTGATTCTCTGCCCTAAAGTAATAGATTAATTTATTTAAAACATCTCTTGCTATATCAGTGAATTCATAAATTCTCTTTTTTCTAACACCGATCTCAAAACTAAAATAAACTAAATCAGGTAATTTCATAATCTCATATGCTGAAATCATTTTTCTTGAACGTAGATATGAAAGTAATTCAGTTTCCCATGCAGCAGAATATCTTACAGGAATTAAAACTGTACCTGTTTCATTCCAATCTGTTGTGAACTCACCACCTGATGTTACAATTGTATTATTACCATATTCTTCAGGGATAACACTAATATGAACGATATTATATTCTTGTGGATCACCTGCACCTGATGGAACCAAATCTTGTTCACCATATGCATTAGCCTTTACAACATCAGACCTTGCAGAGAGATAGGAGTTATATGCAATATCATTAACATCTCTAAATTGTGATCTTAAAGCAGATTGAGAATTGAATCTGATTTCATCAATTGTTTCAGGTGAAGCTGCACCAATACTTGCTGCACTTAGAGCAAATGTTATTGAGTTATTATCAACATATGAAGTTGATATACCTCTTGTGATTTCTATTAATTCATCAGATAGAATTGTCCATGTCTCATCAACATCAGCACCAATACTACCATTTGTTCCTATACTATCAAGAACTCTAATATCAACATTATCATAAATTGTAGGTATATTTCTTGCTTCATTAAAAACTATTTTATTTCTTCTATATCTATCATAAACAAACATATAGACATTATCAGAGACATTAGGAATAACATCTAAATAAAAATCAGATAGTCTTGTCCATTCTGTATCGTTTACTGTAACTCTTATACTTGGTATTTTATCTGTTAAATCATCATCATATCCATATTCGGTAGGAAGAATTAACTCATTATCAATTAAATCATCACCTGTATATCCTGTCAAATTAACTATTGTTCCCTGTCTAACAGGAACATCAATAAACGTTTGACCTCCTGTAGCTGTTACCTGTTCAGAAATAGTTGTAGCAAATAGAATCTCATCTCCATCTATAGGGTCTTGTCTACCTGAATTTAATTGTTTCCAAGGTAAGACTCTAAGGATATCTCCTACCTGTGTTCCTGATACAGCAACTTGTAGCGTACATCGAGCAGACCTTGTTCCCTTAGACTCATATCCAATCTGCCTTGCTAATCTATTTGCTGCTTCATAAACATCAGCAGTTTCAAGAAAATTATTCTTTGCTATTTTGTTTATAAAAAATGTGTTTAATTCTGATACATAAGCATTCAATTCCATTAGGATTGAAATATTCGACCCCTCAAAATCATAGTCTTTGAAAACCTCACTATCTTTAAGTTCATTCTTAAATTTTTCAATCAAAGTTAAGAAGTCTATGGATAGATATTCTGGTGTAAAGTCTGTCATTATTTTATTCTCCTAATTATCTTGCTAATATGAATTTTACTGATTCTATATTATCACTATTACCAATAGTAAAATTCAACCTACATCTATATGAGTTATCATCATACATTGCTTCAATATCAAAACCTGTTATGTCTATTCTGTTTTCCCAAATCTTTATAGCTTCAATTAAATTTTCAGCAACCATCCTTGCAGAGATATCATCTATTGGTTCAAATAAGAGATGGGCAATATTAGAAGCAAATGTAGGTAACATTCGCCTTTCGCCTTGAACTGTTAAAATTATATTCTTTATACTATTGAATATAGCACTAACATCAGTATCCTTTTGTACATCACCATCAGATTGTTTTATGAATTCTCCATCATAATCACTATAAAAAGCTACATTAGCCATATTTTTACTTCTTCCTCTTTGGGTCTATTGTAATTGTACATATCTGCCTATCTTTATTTAGATTTGTTTGTCTATGTTTTTTAGAAGATTCTGAAATTAAAATACTTTCTGTATCTTCTCTTGCTCTTTTATTGTATAGAATCCTTTGTTTATTCTTAATATAGTAATTCTTATTATACTCTTTAATAATATCTTTATTGTTATTTTTCCATCGTTCTATATATTTTTTTTTATTATTTGCAGTTCGTTTATTATACTCTCTGATGCAATCTCTACAGTAAAATCTTTTACCATCAGGTTTATGTGAGTCCTTACCGAATTTACCTATTTTTCTATTTCTACCACAACTTTTACAAATCTTTTTCATTTTAGATATTTATCTATTAACTTGCTTTCTTCATAATTTTTCTTATGTTTTTTCGTTCTATCATATTTTACATGTTTTCCTTTCTTGGCTTTAAAAACTTGATTTCCTTTTGCAGTAGGAATTCTTAATGCTTTTTTCTTATCCATAACATCACGATCAAGTTCTATTCTAAGCTTCTTTTTCTTTTTAGCCATCACTACCCCCTAACTCAATGATCTTCTTTTCTATTTGATCTTTGTCTTCTATATTATTATCCATGATCCATGCTGTTACATTAGTTATGATCTTGCCTACTTTAGGGCCGGGTTTTATTCCTGTAAGTCTCATAACATCCTTGCCATCAACCAATTTAACTTGTTTGTTAACTTGTTTAGCACCAAACTTTTCCTTGACCTTAACAGCCTTATCAACGATCTTTTCAAACGTACCTGCATGTGCAAACATATGACCTCTTGCATACTCATCAGCTTTACCTACTGCTACAAGAACATCCCAATTATCATCATTAACAAGTTTAGCAATCTTGGATGGTTTCATATCAAGTATGTTATGGAACTTCATGTGATTCCCAACAGAAAAAACTAGAGCATTTCTTTCAGAATTACTCATCTTCAGCCTATCAGCAATTGTATTCACAAGGTCTACTGATCTCTTAGCATGTCCAAGATATCTTGGTAGTCCATTTTCTTGAGACAATGAAACTCCCTTTCCAATATCATGTAGTAATATAGCCAAATTCTTAATTGGGTCTTTAGAATCACTCTTTTTAAGTGCTGCCATAACATGACTAAATACTGTTCCACCATGACCTCTTGTTTCAGGATGATGTTGTAAATTTTCTTTATACCATTTCAAGTTTACTATTTCAGGAAGTATATGTTTGAGTAATTTCAGCTTATCCAATTGTATAATATAATCTGCAAATTTTTCTCCACTTTGAGATGCAGATTTAAGTAACTCATCTTTGATTCTTTCAGGTGCTAAGTCTGCTATATTATGGGATAACTTTTGTGCTGCTTTGCTTGTATCTTTATCAATATCAAAATCAAGTTTAGATGCAAACCTAGCAAGTCTCATCATCCTAAGATGATCTTCACCAAACCTCTTATAAGGATCACCAACAGTTTTTAAAACTTTATTCTTAATATCCCTTTTACCATCAAAATAATCCACAATGATTCCTTTAGCATCAATCCCCATAGCATTTATTGTAAAATCTCTCCTTTCTGCATCGTCTTGGAACTTACCTGTTATCTGTACTGATTCAGGTCTTCTTCCATCAAAATATGTTCCATCGTTTCTAAATTGAGCTATTTCAAAATCATGTCCACCATGTTTAATTGTTACAATACCAAAATCCTTTGACCTACCAATATCATAAGTTTTAAACATTTTACCCAATTCATCCATCGGCATATTAGTAGCTATATCAACATCATGTGGTTTCAAATTACCTAAGATGATATCTCTAACAGAACCACCAACAATATAAGCTTTATACTTCTTCTTATTTATCTTATTCAAGATAGAAACACCTGCTTGAAGCTCTTTATTTCTTTTTATGTATGATTGCCAATCTTTTAATAATTCTTTTGCTTCATTTAAATATCTTATAAGTTGCATTATTTAGCAGTCTCCCTTGATGGTGCAGTTGTGAACCCACCACTGATTTCTTTACTAAAAGGTCTTATATGTGCTGCTGTCAATTTCCGATAAGCATCTTTTGCTGCCGAAACTAATCTTATAGTTGATGGTTCTTTTGAATATTTATATTCATACTCTGACTCCCACGGATCGAGAAGGGGATTGCCTGAATCAATATCTACTATAATAGTTACTTCATATATCCATATATCCCCATCCTGATATAAATTAGATGTTAGATAAAACACATCATATTGAACATTACCTTCACTAAGAGTCCTCCAACCTTCCCATGTAGATTCTGTAGTTTCTATTACAAAGTTTATTACACTATCATTTATTATTTCGGGTTTATTTCCACTTATTGAGTATCCATGTTTATTTTCTGCTTGACATCCTATTACCATATTATCAGCATATGTTGTTATGGGTAATCCTGTTACTGGATCAATATTACCTGCATCTTTAGGTGGAATAGGTGGAACATCTGCTTTTTTTTGTTCAACTATTGGAGCATTATTTTGAGTTACTTGATTATCACTTGCTGCTTCTTGAATTACTTTTTGTTCTTCATATTGTTCTTCATGTTTTGTATCGGTAACTTCAAGATTAGTAACCAAATCAGGATTATCTTGTGGAAGACTTTCCACATAAGCCTTTCCATCAAGTCTGAAATTATCTTCCTCATTTAAGTTCAAATCACTTGTAGTTGTATTAACATTATCAACAATATCAGATACCCCACTTGTTTCATAATTTGATTCAGTCAAACAGTCAATCAATTTATCCATATCACCTATTAATTTTCCTATCCCTGATAGTTCTATTAAACCTTTTAACTTACTGAATAATGACATTATTCCTGATTCACCATTTAAAAGAAAAGAAAAACCTTCAGCAATAGAATCACCTATCTTTGCTGCCATTCCTACTAACAACTCAAAAGGTAGTTTAGGAAGTGTAGGAAATTTAATAGGTGGAAAGGGAAAATGTAAATCAAGATCAGGAAATTTAATATCAGGCATACCAAAATCTTTATCTGTAATATTTTTCCATGCATCTTTAATTCCCGGAAAACAATCTCCTGCATCAGCTAATATACCTGCTACATCTGTTACTTCAGGTGATAATCCTGCTCTTGTAATATTCATCAAATCATCTTTTGTCATGTTAGATGGAAGTTTTAAATTCTCTGTAATTGTCTCAATCGAATCGGTATTTCTAAAACCTAATGTCTCTGCCATATTTTCAAAAGAAGAATCTGAACTTAAATTTCCTATTTTTAATACATCCTCTAAACTTGAATTCTCTGGAAGTCCAAGGGAAGATATTACATCATTTATATCTGAATCAATAGGAAGACCTAAATCAGCAGCAACAGCATTAACACTACTTTTTATTCCTAATCCTGTTTGATATAAATCATTTACGTCACCTACAGAAGTAGGTAAACCCAAATCAGTATTTCCTAATGCATCAATCTCATTAGCAAAATCATTTGGGTCTGTAGTTTGTAATGGATCAAAAATAGAAACCTCTGCACTTATAGAATCTTGATCCTTAGAAATAACTCCACTGACTTTATTGAATTGATCATTAAGATTTTGAAGTTGAGAATATTTCCCACTAAGGTTATTTAAATTATCTGTTAATGCCATACTATTTACTCCGCTAATGTCTTATTTGCTGATGATGATATAGTTGCCCCACAAGAAGCTACAGCACCATCTAAAGCTATTAATTTTCCCTCTGCTTTTGTTATAGTTGAAATTGGATTTACTATTGCCACTGAACCATGTACACTACAATTAAGGGTATCTCCTTGTAATACAACCAAACTTCCTTCTACTTTTGTTTTACTTGCAGAAGATACAACAGCACCCCCATGACTCCCTACATCTCCATTTTTTAATAATAAAGGCATATCTTATTTATGGATTCAAATGAATAGTATTACCACTCAATTCCATATCTCCTGTTGATTCAGAAGTTGATGTCTTTGTAAATGCTGAATTTCTGCATTTCCTTCAACTTTGATTTTCCAATCTCCACCTGTGGTTTCTTCTTTATTTGCTGTTTGAGATATTTTTTTATTGGTGCATTCTTGGACAATATCTTTTACAATAATGTCCTGTCTTCCCTTACCCACCATTTTAATATCATCACCTTCTATTCTGTTAGTTCTTTGCCCTTCTATTGTTTTATTTTCATCTTCCCTGATGTATATATTTTTATGTTTTTTATTAAGTTCAAATACTGTTCCTTCTGCTTTCACAATAACATTTCCATCTACATCAATTTCTAAAAAAGTTACACTTGGATGATATATATGTATTCTTTCTTTATCAGGAGTAGCATCTAATTCTATGGTTATTCCACCATGATTAACGAATACCGTATTATGAGGATATTTAGCTTCATATCTTGAAGATGGTTCACTCCATTTACCACCATCTGCTGTTGGGATATCTCTTATTCTTGAGACTTCCTTTACTTCAACTATAGTACCTTGAGTTACACCCCTTGCTAATCTATGTACATCAGGTTCCCCTAATCTATGACTTAAAGGATATTGCCCATTAGGGTCTTTAAACCCATCATTCTTACCTACTGCTTTATTATTATTAGAATATTGGTCTATGCCTTCGGGAATTCCTGCCATAGATGCAAAATAACGTGGTTGAGTAGGATTAGAATTCTCAAAGAACAACATTACTTGTGAACCTTGTAAAGGAATACCCCAAACTCCAAACCCTGTAACAGCACCTTCTGCTATTGGCATACATGGTTCTGCCCACGGTAATTCATTTACAGGGATTCCTTCAGTAGCAGATTTTAAAATATATGGAGTATGAATGCCATGTATTCTTACCCTTACTCTACCTGCTTTTAATGGGTCTACATTGTCTTCTACCACACCCCTAAAAAATCCTGTTAATCTTTCAGCTTCAATTTGTAAATCTTTTGGTGGATTCTTTATCATATTACTTCCTCAATATACTTTTTGTTTTATTTAATTGCTGTATGCTTCCGGGTAGATTTGTGATTTTAGCTTTATAAAGAATCTTACTATTAATATTAGTATATGCATTTTTTATTAGAACCAATCGTTGTTTATAATGAATAGAAGAACCGGGATTAAAAGAATGTGTTACACTCTTGATTAAGTATTTACCTTTTAGAAGATCATTATATGGAACTTCATTACCAAGATTTCTTGCCCAACTTGGCCATTTTATTTCAATTTGTTGTCCTGCATATCTTTTTTCATTACCTTCAACAATCAAATTCAAAATAAACTGCATGTTATATCTTTTAGCCCAATCATTATATGCTATATCACTAAGTAACTCATTACTACTATCACCTATCATTACATTAGATGAAGATGGATCATCAATTTGATTAAATAATGTTTTCCTTCCTAACATCATTGTCTTATCAGCACCATCAGAATAGACATGCTCATAATTTAAAAGTTTCTTGGTAGCAAAATCATATCCTTTCCATGTTCCCCCTCTTATGACTGCATTAGAACCTCTATCAAGGCTATTCAACCACCATTCAAGTATTTTATTTTCAGCGGATACTTCACTTGAATTAAACACATAAGGAATTTTATCAATTGTCTTTCCCCCATCAGCTAAAAGATAATTCAAAGTTAAGAGATTATGAGAAAAATTATTATCTGTATTATTGAAACATAGATATCCACTTGTTCCTATTTCTTTACTCTTTGCCCTTCTCATTAACCATCTCATAGCAGTTTGTGGACTCCAATAAGGAATAATAAAATCCGTACTATTACTACTTTCTTCTATATTAAACCTTGACCCGCCATTCTTAAAGAAGACCATATTATTCAGAATATCTTTCATGATATCTGAATACCTAGTATTACTCCAACTTTTGCTGTACTTTCTTAGATTATATCCTGCATAGAAAGGATCAACAAACTGCATAGTAATAAGGTTTTCACTTTCTGTTCTGATTCCGGGCCCTAATTGTTGAATTCTACTTACTTTCCAAATATCAAAAACTAATTCTCTATTACTTTTAGATAATGCTTTACCTGAAACAGAATAAATTATAGCTATCTTTTCATTACCTGTAAAAGGGCCCAATTCAAGAAGATTATATCTATCATTAAAAGTAATAGTTCCTGAAATACAAAACTTGAATATATCCTCTATAAAATATAGATTAGTTATATCAGCATTATTTAAAACTATAGGTTCCTTTTCTGTAATTAATACAACAGTAAAAATACCTTTTTTAAGTTCAACTTGACCTGATTTCTGATAATCTGTTTGTGTCATTTTAATCTTCCGCTATTTTTTCAAGGTCTACAGTTAATTGATATACATATTCTTCTCTAAGAACATTAAGTAAATCTCCATCCTCTAATTCTTCAAATGGATTTACAGTATTATTTAATAGAGCTATAACCCACCATAAATAAGGAGTCTCATAAAGATTATATGATACATTATCCCAATATTCCCCATTGGAGACTTCATATGTATCAAAGAAAGCAATATCACTAAAAATATTTTCATTACCAATATAACTTCTAAAAATATTTAGGAATTTTGTTTCTCTATCCTCATCCAATAATGTATTGAATAGTCTCAAGAAACTATATGTACTCTTTTCAACACCTGTTAGTTCAAAAAAACTTTCTTTATTATAAGTTGTAACACTCATAATTTATTCTCCTATAGTGGTTTACTCCACTTAAATGTTTTTGGATCATATGTACTATCTAAAAAGGTTATACCTATTTTACCACCACTCATTTGTTTTAATTTATATTTTCTATTTCTAAGTTGTTCTCTTTTTACATGTGTAAATGAACCATGTGTCATTCCATCTTTAGATTTAGAATCCACCCAAACAAATACTTGATCGTTCTCATCATCAAACATCCGATTTAATTTCGCTTTAGTATTTTCATCTAAATTGAGCATTTTTTATCTCCTTAGATCAATGTTTTTACCACAATGAGGACATTTTATCCCTTTATTGTGACCTTGCCTTCCTCTACCACCATGAGGATGCATAGCAGTATAAGTCATTGTTCCTACTCCATCTTCTGACTCATCAACTTTTTCTTCTTTGTCTAAATATTTATCTATTTTTGCCTTGTCCATATTATAAATCTCCTATAAAAATATATTAGATATCCTAAAGAAGGGTATCCTATTAATTTTATTTATATATTTTTAGTTGGTTTGAAAAAAGAAAAGGGGTAAATGGAAAAATAAATCCCATTTACCCCTTTAGAGGAAACTACTTTGATTTAAGAACTAATTTGTGTGGGGAACCTTCATACTTTCAGACCTTTGGAGTCTGGTATGGATACAAGATTCCCCCACTTTAAATGTTTTGGTTAAGAATTATGGATTCTCAATAGCACTTTTTGTAGAAAAAATGTCCTGAGTATCACCTGATGAAAAAATATCAGGGTGAATTCCTGTATTCCAATTTTCTCCCGGTGGTGTATTTTCAACATCTTCAGGATCAATCAAAAAATCATCTTGCCCAAAAAAATCTTCAAACATGATATGGTACTCCTTATATTAAAAATTAACTTCTTTAACCTTTTACCATCTTACAGTTATTTATACAATACACTCTTTTTTATATATTGTCAAGCACTTTTTAATAATGGTAGAATAAAATCTTTATAAACTCTCTTAGCTTTTACTTGATAATCGTTTGCATCACCTGCTGATATATCATCCTTGGTACTATGAGCTATAAAGTAAGCTTTTGGTTCAGGTATTCCAATAAATCCCTTACTGAAACATTTCAGTAAGAATGCCCAATCCAATAATCTTTTATATTTATCATCCTTTACAAGACCTACATGCTCAACTACTTCAGTTAAAAACATAGTGTTTGAACTGATATAATTTGATTGAACTAACTTATTAATATCATAAGCTGTTGCAGGAAAATCTTTGTTGACATGTCCTTTGAATTGAAATGTAGCATAGCAATAACCAATGCTATGAGAATAAGGTTCTGAAAGTTTGGTACTTTTCAATTTGGTATATAGTTTATCTAACAACCCTCTACCTGCTTCAATATCTCTATCAATCATCATGTAATATTTTGGTAACTTACCGAATTTATTCTTATACCACTTGATACCATTTTCAGCATTGGTTGGTATATTATTATCACCTGAACTTGAAATCCAATAGAAAGGAGTCTTATTTCGTTTAAGAGTTTTTTTAGTAATCTTACTCATCTTATGTTTAGATAACAATGGAGTAACAACTAAAATTTCAGGATCATTACATTTTTGTATTATTTTAATCATATCACATTATACCATATAATAACACACTTGTTAAGCTGAACTTTGTGAGCTTGAACTTGAACTGCTTAGTAATCCTGTTTCAATAAAAACTCTAAATTGAATATCTCTAGTACTTATTGATTCTTGGAAATATGACTGTGTACCATCTCCAATATTATCACCTGAATCATATTTATATCCACTACCATTATTTTCATCTCTACCAATTTTTCCTCCTGTAGGAGAAAAGAAACCAAAATATTCTCCTGCTGCAATAGCCATTTCACTTGCATTAAAATGAACTCCTGCTGATAATGTTTGCAATCCTGTTCCAAGAGCAATACCTTGAATGAAATTTTTATCTATATAATTACCTGCTAGTCCATCATTAGTACCTGTTTTTGAAAATGTTGAGAAATCAAAATTACCTGCTGTATCTACATAACATTGTATTTTTGTAACATGACCTGCAAAAGGAACGAAACCACTAGTATTTGGAATATATGTAGAAGATGATGTTGCACCTACTACAGAATGTGGTTCTCCATCCATACCCCACCAAAAAAATGGAAGTGCAGATAATGAGCTTGAGCTTACAGAACTTGAGCTTGTAGAACTACTTGAGTTTGATAGGCTACTTGAGCTACTTGATAAGCTTACAGAACTTGAGCTTACAGAACTTGAACTCAATGATGTTTCAATCCAAACTCTTAATTGAACTTCTCTATTTATTTCTGTAGTAAATGCTGATGCCAATCCATCTCCAATCTGATCATCACCATCCCAAACATAATTATCTCCATTATCATTATCTCTCGCAACTTGTCCTGTAGGAGAAAATAAACCAAAATAATCACCCGCATCAATAGCCATTTCACTTGCATTAAAATCACCTGCTGATGCTTCTAATGTTTGTAATCCTGTTGTTCCAAGAGCAATACCTTGAATGTAATTTTTATCTGTATAATTACCTGCTGATCTTGAAAATGTTGAGAAATCAAAATTACCTGACGTTAGCACATAAGCTTGTATTTTTGTAACATAACCTGCAATAGGAGCACCACCATATTGAGTAGAATTAATATATGTAGAAGCAAATGTATTACCTGATTTTGTTACTGGTTCTAAAGTAGAACCATACCAATATTCAGTCCAAGGAGATGATGAGCTTGAGCTTGAACTTCTTGAACTTGAACTAAGGCTACTGCTGCTTGAACTTAAAGAGCTACTTGAGCTTGAACTGCTGCTTGTTGAACTTGAGCTTGAGCTTAAAGAGCTTGAGCTTGAGCTTGAGCTTACACTTGAACTTGAACTGCTGCTTAATGAGCTTGAACTACTGCTTACAGAACTTGAACTTGAACTTGTAGAGCTTGAGCTTGAACTCAATGATGTTTCAATCCAAACTCTAAATTGCATATCTTTTGTACCTGAGTTACTGAAAGTTGATGTAATTTCATCTCCAATCTGATCACCAAAATCATATAGATATCCAAAACCACTACTTTCATAAGCAACTTCTCCTGTAGGAGAATAAAAACCAATTTTATTATCAAAATCAACAGACATTTGACTTGCAATAAAATCACCTGCTGATGCTGCTAATGTTTGTAATCCTGTTCCAAGAGCAATACCTTGAATATAATTTTTATCTAAATAACTGGATGCAGTTAATTTTTCAAATGTTGAGAAATCAAATGTACCTGCTACTTTAACATAAACTTCTATTTTTGTAATATAACCTGCAATTGGTACACCTAAATCATCAGGAAATTGATTTTGCCAATATGGGATATATGTAGAAGGAGCAGTATTACCTGATTTTGTTACTGGTTTTACTGCTGTTCCATACCAATATTCAGCAATAGCACTTGATGAACTGATGCTACTTGAACTGAAACTGATGCTACTTGAGCTTGAGCTTACACTTGAGTTACTTAAACTTGAAGAACTGGAACTACTGGAACTACTTAATGAGATTGATGAGCTTGAACTTGACAGACTTGAGCTACTTGAGCTTGAACTTGAACTCAATGAGCTACTTGAACTTGAGCTACTTAAGCTTAAAGAACTTGAACTGCTTGAACTTGACAGACTTGAACTGCTTGAACTTGAACTCAATGAGCTACTTGAACTTGAACTACTTGAGCTTAAAGAACTTGAACTGCTTGAACTGCTGCTGCTTGAACTCTCACTTGAAGATGAGGAACTTGAACTCAATGAACTTGAACTACTTGAACTTGAAGAACTAAGGCTACTTGAACTAAGGCTACTTGAGCTACTTGAACTTGAAGAACTAAGGCTACTACTTGAACTTGAAGAACTAAGGCTACTTGAACTTGAGCTTGAGCTTGAGCTTAATGAACTTGAACTACTTGAACTTGAAGAACTAAGACTACTTGAACTTGATGAGCTACTTGAACTAGAGCTAACACTAGAGCTACTTGAGCTTGAGCTATAAAGAACGAACGCTTTAATTTGATCTAATGTAATCTTATATGATCCAATTTGCTGAACAATCTCAAATGCTTCACCACCACTTAAAGGTGGAGAAGGGTCTAATTGTGGTATATTTTTAGTAGCCATATCTTTAAAACTCCTTTATTGTTTTACTTATCTCTTTATTTCTATTTATATATTTTTTAAAACCCCGGCATTAAAACCCTATTATCTCCATTCATTGTTACCCTCTCATCTCCTGATTCTGTGTCTCTTAATGCAAAGGTATAACTTTCACTTGAGCTTGATAAACTCAATGAACTTGAACTGCTTATGCTTGAAGACGATGAACTGCTGCTTGAACTCAATGAACTTGAGCTACTTGAGCTTGAACTACTTAAACTTGAACTTGACAGACTTGAGCTTGAACTTGAGCTACTTGAGCTTGAACTACTTGAGCTTGAACTACTTAAACTTGAACTTGACAGACTTGAACTTGAACTTGAACTTGAAGAACTAAGGCTACTTGAGCTTGATGAGCTTGACAAACTACTTGAGCTACTACTTGAACTCTCACTTGAAGAACTAACCGAGCTTATACTTGAGCTACTTGAGCTTGTTGAAGTTGAGCTTGAGCTTGATGATCTAAATACTATATCATAATATAAATCTGCCATAATAATCCCCTTAACTAACAATCATCTAACACTAAAACTTTAGTACAATGATTCGTTATATCACCATCAACTCTATGAATCTCCCAATGAAGATCATATTCTCCTGCACTAGAAGTAATAGATTGAGTTACAGTTGCCCATACTGCATTTTGATAAACCCTTGCAGGTGAACGTGGAATCAAAGGATTATCTTTGACTGAACCTTTAATTTTATAATATGCACCTGATGGTTCAAAAGGTTCGCCTGTATCCTTATTAAACAGATTTAATTGTATAGTAGATTTATCATTTTTATATAATTCTATATAAGTTTTATCTGCCATTATCTATTTCCTTTTCTTTTTCTTTTTCTTCTTAAATATACTTCTACTTTTAAGAGCTTTCTTAAATTTACTTATCAAAGCAGTTGTTATTTTTTTACTGAAATCTCTTGACCAAGTTGAAATAATTATTTGTTCAGCTTGATCAATAGGTATTTCTTGTAAATTCATTATATAATAACTTGGTTTGAAGAAATATCTTCTTACTGCTCTTTGTAAATAAGGCCATCTTGCTTGTACCTTCTTCCATGTAAATCTAATATCACCCGGTTTATCTAATTCTTTCATCCATTGCTTTAAGAATCTCTTTCTCATTGCTCTTGGAATATAGGTAAAATTTATACACTGAAAGACTCTCCACTGATGCCCTGAATTTTGATGTACTCCCTCTATAGAAGACATAAATATAACAGTTGGTTTAGGGTCATTTTCCCATGCTTGATATTTAAATTTATAAAAATGACCTGTTCTTAAAGTAATACCTTTAAACTTCTTTTTATATATATGTCTTAAAGCCATTTATAATCCTACATTTTTTATTTAACTAACTTCCATCCAATATTAACTGCACCCGTCAAAGGCATTGATGTAAATTTTTCTTGATTTACTTTCGATAAAGCATCAGCAATAGTAATAAGCATATTTGCTGTAGTAGCATCTAGTATAGTATATCCTGATTTTTTATCATCAGATACATCATTTGTTTTTGGATT